TAGCATCTGGGTAGAAGTGCCAGAGGTGGATACTACGCTTCTAGTGCCCGTTATGATGGGTATGCTCGGATTGGGCGCTATGCGCTCATACGAGAAGGTTAACTCCGTAGCACGGGAGAAGTAATGAGTAAGCTAGTTGAAATGATTAAGCGCCATGAGGGTGTTAAGTCAAAGGTTTACCTGTGCAGTGCTGGTTACGAAACCATAGGTGTTGGTCGCAACATCTCAGAGTCGGGACTTGGACTCTCTGATGATGAGATTGACTATCTTCTCAACAACGACATCAAGCGAGTGCAACAAGAGCTTCAGGAAACTTACTTCTGGTTTGGTGGACTTAGCGATGCAAGGCGGGATGCCATGGTTGACATCTGCTTCAATCTTGGTCTGACCAAGCTGAGAGGATTCACCAATGCTTTAACCGCCATGAGCAGGGAGCAGTTTGATGTCGCAGCGGACGAGTTTATGGATAGCAAGTGGGCAAAACAGGTAGGCATGAGGGCGATTCGCGTTACCGAAATGATCCGTAGCGGAGAGTATAATGTTTAAACGATATGCAAAAGGCGGGAAGGTAAAGAAGAAAAAGAGTAAGTCTCGCGTTAACGAAGCTGGCAACTACACTAAACCGGAGATGCGTAAGCGTCAGTTTAATCGTATCAAGGCTGGTAGCAAGGGCGGTAAGCCGGGGCAGTGGTCAGCGCGTAAAGCCCAGATGTTAGCGAAGGCTTACAAGGATGCAGGCGGCGGGTATAAGTAATGGCTGATCCCAAGAAGGGTACAGGCAAGAAGCCCAAGGGTTCAGGCCGTAGATTATATACGGATGAAAACCCTAAAGATACTGTTAGTATTAAGTTTGCGACAGAGAAGGACGCAAGAGACACGGTAAGGAAGGTTAAGAATATAAAGAAACCTTTTGCCAGAAAGATACAAATACTGACTGTGCTGGAGCAGAGAGCAAAGGTCGCTGGAAAAAAGAAGCAGGCCGAGATAGCGCGTAAGGGCAAAGAGGCTATACGCAGGGCCAACGCTAAGAAATAACAGGGAAACATATGCCGCTCAAGAAGTCACAAAAGTCATTGAAGAAATGGACGAAGCAGGATTGGGGAACCAAGTCTGGTAAGCCATCAACACAAGGGAAGAAAGCGACAGGTGAAAGGTATCTCCCGAAGGCGGCTAGAGCGGCTCTATCAGACAAGGAGTACGCTGCCACTTCCAGAAAGAAAAGAGCAGACACAAAGAAAGGAAAGCAGTTTTCCAAGCAGCCCAAGAAGATAGCTAAGAAAACAGCGAGGCATCGCAAATGAGTTTGACAGATGCGGAAAAGAACAGGCTGAAGAAGGTCGGGCTAACGGGTTTAAACAAGCCAAAGAGAACCCCAAATCACCCCACCAAGAAAGGAGTTGTTGCTGTCAGAGATGGTAGCAAAATGAAGATCATCCGCTTTGGCGACCAGAAGATGGGCCATAATTATTCGGACGAAGCGCGTAAGAGTTTCAAGGCGCGTCATGCCAAGAACATAAAAAAGGGCAAAACATCTGCGGCGTTCTGGGCCAACAAACTCTTTTGGAGCAAGGGTGGTAGCAGGAAGTCGCCGCCTAAATCGCAGAAGCAGAAGTTCGGTAAGTAGTCATGGCTATCAGTCGAGCGCAACAGCGCAAGCAAACCAGCAGCGGCCCCGCTAAAAAGAAGAAGCAGGCTAAGGTACGCAAGGTCATGCGGGAGTTTGAGTCAGGCAAGCTGAAGTCTGGCGGGTCTGGCAAGAAGGTTAAGAATAGAAAGCAAGCCATAGCTATCGCGTTAAGCGAAGCAGGTGTGAAAAAGAAAAAGAAGAAGTAGTCCCGCCTTCGGCCAAGCGGACGGGAACGCTTCCGTATAGGCGATGCTCAACCAACGCCTGTGGCCTGTTTGATCCCGCCTTTTGGCACACGGACGGGGACGTGCGTTTCGGGGCTGGAGCACCCCTGCCTTTCCGTTGATGGACACGCTAACGGTACGCGCAGGAGAGAGTGTGTTCATTTCCCTTGTCCGTCTCTATTATTCCCTGCCCTACCTCTCCATCGCAAGTCAGTAATTATTAAGTTTGAACTACCACACTCCGTACATTTTTCCGGGTAGGTTTGTTTAAACGCTTTAACACCGCAATCAAAACAGTTGAAGTGCCACTCACTTTCCGATTTCTGCTGGGGGTTCGTGGGGTTCGTCTTCACCATGAGTCCGCACTACTTTACGCTCAAGAAGTAGAGGCAGTCTAAGCCACGTTCCCCCGTTATTTCTAGCGACCTCTTCAGCCTCTTCTCTGGTATCAGCCTCAACCTCTGTGTACTTGCATGTAATCTCATGCACTACAATGTGATACTTCATGCTTCCGCCCTTCATTATTTGGTTGAGAGTCCTCGCATTTTGCGACGATTTTTGCGGATATTTTGCAGCACTTTGAAACTTAAGCCTCCGTCTGGTTTCTCCCACGGCTCCCAATCTTCTTTATATTTCTTTTTGCCAAACGGCACTTGTTCAATTTCGCCACCGCGAGCTATGAACTCTTCTATTGTTTCTTTGTCATCCATGGTTTTTGGAAAACACAAGTGTATCATTGCCATTCGTAACGCCATCCCCTCGGGCAAAACCAAAAGTTCCTGTGTTGCCTTGAGGAATAAAAATATTTGAAGAAGTTGATGACACAGTAAATCCCATACCCATGCTGGTGTGCATAATCGAGGGAAATGGCACCTGCGCGTGTTTCGACATTATTTTTGTACGTTTTGCCGCGAACATTCTTGATCTGTTGGCAATCTGCTTGTTGTACTTCGGGCGGAATTTATAGATCAGCCTATCTTCCCAGTACATTCTCCGCTCTGGTCGGCATCGTAATATCTTGAATGAGTCGAAAGTTTTGTCTCTGCGATGTTGCAGCACTCTGCTCGATGGTGTTTTGCTTTGACCAACATAAACCAACGCACCCTTATCATATAGCAAGTAAACGCTGGGTTTGCACAAAACATCTATGCTCTGTATCTGCGCCATTACTGCTTCCAAAACCTACTGGCTATAGAGGTGGGTTTCTTGTTGCGCGGAGACGCAGCAGAGGGCGCTTCTGGCGCTTCTAGCTGTATGTATATCTTTGCCCCCAAGGCACCCGCAATAGTCTCTACAGCCTCGAAGCTGGGCTTCCTCTTGCCTAGCTCTATCTGGCTGATGTACCCGCGATTCATCCCTGACTTTTGCGCGATCTCCTGCAAGGATAGATTTTGATCTGCCCTCATGGAGCGTAGCTTCTCTGTGTACCAAGTCTTCATGCCTGCACCTCGCTCTCGAACAGTTTTAAATGCTCGTTTAAACGCTCTCTGGCTTCCGGGTTGGTCTTCAGCTCTGACCGAGAGTCAATACCGCAGATAAATCTGATGACCTCTGCTGCATACTCTTCGTCTTCTAGCGTTTCATCCACGACATGCCACTGGTAAAAGTTCATGCGAACCCACTGAATGTATGTCTCATCCCTGCATATTAAGTTGGCGCGAGCCAAAGCCTTCTCTGCATCTGTGGTAGCCCTTGGCCTTATGGGATTCTCATGGTCATCTATCTGAGCGCAGGCAACCATGTATCGCTGCCCAATGGGAGCTGTAGCCATCTCCTTTGGCACATCATCAGGATGCAGAACAAAGGACAGCACCATGCCATCCTTTGTTTGCCGATACGCATACTTCTTTGCTTCAAAGCTCTCTGCTATATCTTCACCTCTCATCAATGCGTCTCTCGATCATCTTCGCAGGAGGGGCAAGGAGCGTGTGCGAGTATCAATACAGCTTTGCCATTATCCGACCAGATGGCGGGAGTGCCCTTGTCCGTAAGGTCAAATTCCAATGGATTTACAATCGTATCTCCATCCTCGTCTTTGTCCACGGCGAGACCAAAACGAAACATATGGCTTGCATAGAAGACTAGCTCCGCTAACTCATATGGCGATAAGTGATCCACAACGTCTGTCACCTCATTGCAACCAGAGAATCGACGCTGCTTAATCATATTAAGCTCGTCTCTCAGTTCCTCATTCTTTTCAAAAAGATCATCAGTGAGGCTGTATACCTCTTCATCTTTGTGACGCGCAGCGTCCAGCTCTTCTTGATGCTCAATTTGCATCTTTGCAATCTGCTCACGATGCAAAAACTCAGCGGCTTCTAGCTCGCTCTTCAGCTCTTCGATGACATCATTCTTCGTCTTGTAGTACTTCTTCTTCGGTGCTTTCTGTGGTGCTTTCTTCTGGGTCATATCCCTTTCCTTCGTTGCGTTTAAACATTTCTATCCATGCGATAGGGTCAATGCCTTCCATTGCCCACCATCTCTTTTCGTTGCCATAAGCATGTAGGTGCCTGTGGTGGTCATCGCAAAGCGGGACTGCATGTTGATCGCCGCTACGCCTCATGCCTCTCAGCCCATCATCCTCAACAAATGTAAGGTGGTGCGCTTGTGCTGGGCGGTAGCAGATCAAGCAGCCCTGCTCTCGTACCAGTTGCAGATACCTCCTGCTTCGTAGCTTCTTAGCCCAAGTCTTTTGTTTCAAAGTCTTTGGCTATCTTGCTGCCAATCTCGTAAAGCTCTTCGAGTTGGCGAACTCTTTCAAGCGAAGCGTCCAATCGTTTGTCGATCTCGATCAGCAGATCCTCATCATCTATGTGGTGCATCTCTTGGATCTTCACTACTGTCGCGTTGATCTCACTCAACTTTAATCGGGCGTTACGCTCTGCAATCTGCGACTCACTAAGCCGCTCATGCAGATCCATAACGTGCGCTTTTATCTTGCTCATACAAACTCCTAAAGGCCAAAGTCCGAAAAGTCTGCATCTTCTACCAGCTTGTCAGTAGCTGCTTTACTAGCAGACTCTTTCTTAGCCTTGAGTGTAACCCTGATATAAGGCTTGCCCTTTGCAGACACTTTCTTGTAGCCGTTTAGATAATACTCAACGCCCTCGACTTTAATTTCGCCCTGCATATCTGCGTGCCAATCTTTTTCTTTGTCTTCGACCTTAAATAATGCGCCATTTTTTTCGTTATCGTATTCCATTAGAATGGTAAATCCTCTTCTTCCGCTTTTGGTTTCGTTGCTATTTGCTCTAGTCGCCCCTTGATCTTCTGAGAAAATGCACTCCAATCAGGGTGGCCTTCGTATTCTTTCTTGAGCGATGGGAAGTGTTGACCCATGACAGCCTTCGCTTCCTCCGGTGTCTGCACTGAGGCAAGCTCGTCTATCAGAACATCAGCATTCTGTTTAAAGAAGTCCTCCGATGCGGGCACAACATTTGTCTTGGCAGTCTTCTTTGCTTTCGGTGTTGGTGCTTTTGCATCCTCGGGTGTTTCGTCCTCGGCTGCCTTTCCGTCATCGTCCTCATCGGCATCTACACCACACGCCATTGCGAGCGAGTACCGCTTCGCGTATGTGATGGCTGAACCGAACCCTTGTGGAGTTACCTTTGCGGCGGGGATTGTAACTGGGCCGGTCTCTATCATTTCTCCCATCCCATAGAACACCGTTTCTACGCTGATACCCCCTTCTACTGGTATAGAACGCTGCACATATGCAATGCCGTTATTGTTAAGGGCTGGCTTGACCGCTGTAATAATGCTGCCAAGCGATGCGTACAGAGAGTCAAACTGCGGATTCTTCTTATCTTTCACGGGGCTATCCATCTCGGACTGAGCCTTGGCTAATGCCTCTACGAGTGTCTTATCACCCATTGCTATTCTCCTGTTTAAACGTTGCGAATTGGTCGCAGTAGTCAGCCACATCACAGAACTGCTCACATCGTATAGGTTGTCCTCGACGGTGATCTATGGTGTGTTTGTCTGCGTCTTTCTGAGCGGCGATAAATGTCTCCGCTTCCTCTTGCGAATCGAACACACGCACTGCGCGTACCCGCTTCTCCTTCATCACAGCAAACTTGTCATCACGCAGCCAACGTTCTTCGTCGGTGCAGTCAGGCAGATTGCCAGCCCTAGCCTCCTCGTGTGCAGCAATGCGCTCCATCACAAACGCTTCGGTCTGCTCGATGGGCCAGAGTGGGATGTTTTGGATAAAAATGTCTTGTGGTGGGTAGTCCGGCTTGCGCTCGGCCTCATGTCGGCTCCAATCCTTAACGAAGTTAATGATCTGTAGACCGCTTACCTTGATGCCGTTCTTGTGCGCGATGTATGCGTAGATGTTTAGCTGCTTCTCATCGCTGTCGTTATTCATCACGCCATACGCTTTGCGCGTCTTATAGTCCTGTAAGATCCGCGTACCGTCTTTTTGGATGTGCTGTACATCTATGGCACCCGACAGCTT